GCTTCTTCCGCAAGATCGGAAACGCTTCACGCGCGCTCCGTCGAGCCATCTGGGCCACTCTCCTACCCGACGCAACGATCGAGGACGCCTTCACTGTCGTTGCTCTCGAGGAACAGTATCTTGAGGAGCATTGGACACTCGCTCAGAAAGCGCTCACCCGGCGGGGAAAACATTCTTTGCAAAGGAAAGCCACCTCCGCCTTCGTCGCACCGATCCTCGAACACTTCAAAGGTTTCGTGACCGGCACGTACTCCCCTTTCCTCCTCGATCAACTCATCACCCACGATAAGAGTTTCGATGGGAGGGTGCTCGACACGGGGACCAGGTTCTTGACAATACTAAAGAGCCTCGCACGCCTGATCTGTGAGAACGAAAAATGCAGGCCGTACGTTGCGGATTGGAAGCGTAGCGGAGTCTATGAACGCACCATCCGGATCTTTTGGAATATCCGGGTCATCAAGGAGCTTCAGGATGACGCGTGTTCCCCGACTGGGCGTGGCAAACCCCAGATGCATTTGGCCTAAGGGGCTCGCCGCAGGGTCTCACCCTGCGCGAGCCCTTCAGAGTACGCACTGTGGAAAGAGAGTGTACTAAGGACATGAAGCCGGACATGCGGTGGAAAGTTCTGGAAGGGAAAACTTGGTGGAGCAAACAGAGGAGAGAACTCGCCTTCACCAACGTAAAAGAGAGGGATTTTAGCGACGCGTGTGACCGCCGGTACCGATCAGTTTTCGGTCCTTCTGTGCCACACGACGGAGCAATTCTCGCCAACTCCCCAAACAACCTTACGCTCGGTCTGAAAGCGCGTATGACATCGCTCCGATTCAGCGAAGAAGAGAAGTCAGATGACGCCCCTGGAACCCGCGACCAAAAGTATCGCGATTCACAGAGGGAATATATCGAGCAACACGAGAGCCAACTCGCCGAATTGGCATTAAGGTATTCATCCTACTTCTCTCCCTTTGACTACCTCAACGACCTAGAGATAGAGGTGAACAAACCCCACGACAAGAAGATCTTGCGTATGGAGATGTTTGAACTCATCTGTCTCGGTTACATCAACATTTACG